TGAAAATTTTGTTAATATTATAAATGAATTTGTTAGAATAAATTTAGATTTACAGGAAATGAAAAGCTTAATATATTCTCAGACTAGCATTGATGAGTTAAAAAGCAAAATGTCTAATATGGAAAATCTATTAAAATTATATTCAACCAATCAATTTGTTGATTCTGATTCAACTGCAATATCTGTTGATTATTCAGGAATATATCCTAAACTAAAAATGAACGTTATTACAGTAGAATACGATGAAATAGAAAATATTAGCATATCTCAAGTTTATAATTATAATTTAGCGAATACTGGATCTTCATATCCAATATCAACAGCATTCACTAGTAATATGTTATTAAATATCATAAATGATAATATATCTACAAATGGCGGAGATGTTATAATTATGTTAGATCATGATTTAAAAAATAAACAAAAATTAGACATAATAATTGAACCTAAATATGCTCAATATTCTCAAAAATTATATTTTAATATGATGTTTAATTATAATGGAGTATCATCTCAAGTAACCATTTTTTATACAGATTTGCCAAAAGATATAGTTGAAGGAAAATACATAAATTTAACACCAGAAAAATCAACATTTGATGATAATTTCTATTTGAACGAAAATATATATGTCAATTGTACAGATGTATACACAGGAGAAACATTATGTGTGGAAGGAGAATATGTAGAATTAATATTAACTGAAGATATGTTCAAATCTGGTAATACTATATATGTACAGAATCTATATTTTAAAGATACCTTTGGTAATATAATAGATTATAGCGGAGCATACACAATATTAAAAAAAGTAGGTATAAATATTACTATAAATATATTTCAATCTTTATTATGCGGATATACATTAGTTGGACAACCTAGAATAAGTTATTATAGAGGATTACAAGTTACTATGCTTAGAGTAGATGGAAGTAACACTTCGACATTTGCAGATAGATATAACATAACATATAAAATAATTTAACATATGGACATTTTAATAGAAGATTTAGTCAATAAAATAAAAACAGTATTTGACACTACTAAAGTACTATCAGTAGATACTATTTATGAAAAAATATTAAATTCAGATGAATTGAGATTAATTATATCAATAAATAAAATTTTATATGATGATATTAATATCATTTATACAAAATTGATTTTTACTACTGATAATACTAAATCAAAAATAACCAAAAATTATTTTACTTATTTACATGATATTAATTGTGAATATGTCAGAATTGAATTTTCAAACTTAGATGAATTTGAAAATAAAATTAAAAATATTTTTAAAGAAAATAAATTTGGAGAAAATATTAAAATATTATCAGAATTCGTTAAGTCTCCAGCAACATTAATTAATAAATGGTTTGAAAATAATGATGTATCTAATATATCAATAACTAATGTGGATGAAACAAAAATATCAATAATGCCTTGTAAATCAATTTTTTTTAATTTTAAATTATCATTAAGTAACAATCAAAATGTAGATTTAACAATTACAAAAAATGGCTCTGATGATTACAATTTCAAATTTGAAATTTTCAAAAAAATATACGAAGACACCGAAATAAATCTCAAAAAATTGGTAGAAACAATTGGTGAAAATTTAAAAAAACACATAAAATAATTAAAAAAAAATATAAAAAGAGTGGCAAGAATTTCAAAACTCAATAGAATTTTCAATAGCATAGAATTAAGTTATGCAAATTTAACAAATCAGTTAAATAATTGGATAAGTGCAACTTATAAAAAATCTAATATTCTTTATAATTCTGCTTCTCCATACGGACAAATTTTAACTTTCGTAAAAGAAGTATTTATACAAAATGTACTATATGTCAAAAATGCAGTTAGACAATTAGATATAGATCAAGCTGTTACTATTAGAACGATTCGAAATATTGCAAGAATATCAGGACATAATCCTTCCAGAGCAATATCAGCGCAAGGAACATTGAAATTCAAACTTAAGCAAGGAACAGATATTAGTCAAATTTCAGGAGGAAAAATTGTAATTTATAATGAAACACAACTAAAAAATACATCCAATAGTCTATATTATTCAATAAAAACAGGAACATATAGAAACTATTACACATTAAAAAATGGATGTCAATTTTTCATTAATATAGTTCAAGGTAAATATGAAACACAAACATTTACTGGTGATGGTACATTATCTCAATCTTATCAAGTGGTAGTTAGTAATAGCTCAACTATAGATAATTTTGATTTTCAAATATCATTAAATGGGGTAACATTACAGATAAGAGATCATTTATATGATATGCTACAAGATGAATATGCATGTTATACTAGAACTGGATTTAATGGAGGACTTGATGTTTATTTTGGAAATGGAATAAATGGTTGTATTCCAGATATTGGTGCTGTAATAGAAGTTAAATATCTTACAACTAATGGATTAGCTGGTAATATATTAAACAACAATGTTAATGGATTTAATTTTATAACAGATATATATGATAGTGAAGGAAATGTTGTTCAAGCAGATAAATTATTTGATATTTTTATTGAAACTGATATAAATTTTGCAAGTGATGGAGAAAGTATAGAATATACTAGATCTGTAATTCCTTATGTTTCAAGAAATTTTGTTCTTGCCACACCTGATCAATTTATATATCATCTAATGAAATTAAATATGTTTTCAAAAGTAAATGCATTTAATACATTAGACACAATTAAAATAGATTTAAATTCTAATACAGATACAATAGACATTAATCTAAATGAAATGTATTTATATTTAATACCAAGAATAACAGATTATTTCTCAGCTAGTGTTAATTATTTTAATATTCCTTTTGATTATTTTTATCTTAATCAAGATGAAAAAAATAGAATAATAAGTTATCTTAAAATTCAAGGTATAGTTAGCATATCATCAATTATAAGTATTATAGATCCAATAGTAAAAAAATATATAGTAAATGTTTTCATTAGAAGATATGATGATACATCAGAAGATAATATAAGAGAGCAAGTTCTTGATACATTATCAACATATTTCTCATCATATAGTAGATATGATAGAATAGTTAAAGCAAATCTTATTACTGAACTGAAAGATATTGATGGAATAGATTCAATAAATTTGGAATTTGTTGGTAAAGAAAATGAAGATTACAATAGAAATGGAGCATTATTATCATCTACTAAGTCAAATGTATTACAATCTACTTATGTATCAAATTCTAACTCAGTAAATGCATCTACCAATGAGTATAAAAGTATAATCACATCTACAAATAATGCAAATTCAATTAGTTCTGATCGTAGTAATACAGCAACATCATCTAATTATTCAAGTTCAATAATTGGAAATTCAAAATTGTCTGCATCAATTGGTAGTAGTACAGTTGTATCATATTCTAATACATCACAATATGATTCATCAAAGCAAATTGGATTAGATCCTGTTTTAGGAGACATCATAATAGGAAACAATGAATTAGTTGTATTAAGAGGAGGCTGGATAAATAGAAACGGAATTTACTTTGGAGAAGATCCTACATCATCATCAGGATTTAGTACTGTTAATATTATTTGGAAAGGTGTGACATACAGAACATAATTATTTCAAGAACTCGTTAATTATATCTTCTTTGTTATCTAATACAAAGTTATGTATATAATAAGCGAGTTTTTTATAATTTTTATATTCATAAATAATTTTTATATTATAATCATTTAAAAAATTATCATCACAAGACAATAAATATTCATCTTCTGGATCAAACCAATACACAAATTCATATATTTTATCAATAACTTTCATAGATAATAGCACAGCCACTCCATTATTTATTTTTCCTATGTAATCTATAACCGATATAAAATTTGACTCATCCATTTATAATGTATCTTTTTTTATATATATAAAAAAACAAGGTTTAAAATGGCTCTAAATGACGTAAAAGATTTTACAATAAGATATCCTGGACATCCAAAATATACTTCAGATAAAATTATCGAAGATGATGATGTCGAAGTTATAGTTCAAAAATTAGAAATGATATTATACACAAATAAAGGAGATGTTCTGGGTGATGAAGATATGGGAGCAAATTTGGAATATTATCTTTGGCAAACCAATGTCACTACTGATACACTAAAAAAATTAGTAGATGAACAAATTCAAACATACATACCAGAACTATTGGCAATTGGCTATAATTTTGATTTGTATTTATATGAAGGAACTTTACAAGACATTCTAAGATTGGATTTTTTAATAAAAGGATATAATATAGAGTTTATTTATGAATAATTATATATTTACTGATATTGATGGCGTTTTGAATCCTAAATATAAAAAAATATGGAGTAAAAAATGCATTGATATATATAATAGAATTTGCGATGATTTTAGTTTGATTCCTATTATAATATCAACATGGAGAGTTAGATATACAATTGAAGAATTACAAAAAATATTTTATTTACAAGGTGTTGAATCAAAGATATATGATTATACTCCTATTTTGAATTCTTTAAGAGGATTAGAAATAAAAAAATGGTTAATAAATAATAATCATGATAAATATGTGATTATTGATGATAAAATTTCTGAAATTTCAC